CGGACGGCCCAAACCGCGATAGCCCGCACACGCGACGCCCGCCTGCCGGCCCCGGGAACGATGCTCCAGCGCCGATACAAGGGGCACGTCCACCAGGTCGAGGTCCTGGACAACGGCATCTTCTACGATGGCGAGCTCTACCAGAGCCTGTCGGCCGTCGCCCACGCCATCACCGGCGGGCACTGGAACGGGTTTCTGTTCTTTGGCCTGACCGACCCGAACAAGGAGAACGCATGAATAACGACGTGAAGATCGTCCGCTGTGCGGTCTACACCCGCAAGAGCACCGACGAGAACCTCAGCCTGGAGTTCAACTCGCTGGACGCCCAGCGCGAGGCGGCCGAGGCGTACATCGCCAGCCAGAAGCACGCCGGCTGGGTCTGCCTGGACCAGCACTACGACGACGGCGGGTTCTCCGGCGGCACCATAGAGCGGCCCGCTTTCCAGCAACTCATGGCCGACGTCGAGGCCGGCAAGATCGACTGCATCATGGTCTACAAGATCGACCGCCTGTCCCGCAGCCTGATGGACTTCGCCAAGATCATGGAGACTCTGGAGCGGAACAACGTCTCGCTGGTCAGCGTGACCCAGCAGTTCAACACGACGACATCGATGGGCAGGCTAACGCTGAACATCCTGCTGAGCTTCGCCCAGTTCGAGCGGGAGATCATCTCCGAGCGGACGCGGGACAAGATCGCCGCTGCCCGGCGCAAGGGCAAGTGGACCGGCGGAGCGCCGGTGCTGGGCTACGACCGCGAGAAGGACAACCGTGGCAGCCGCCTGCTGGTCAACGAGGCCGAGGCCAAGCAGGTCCGAGCCATCTTCCGGACGTACCTGGAGGCCGGCTCGATGCTGCCGACGCTCCAGGCTATCAAGAAGCGTGGCTGGAAGACCAAACGCTACCAGACGACCGAAGGCCAGTGGCGCGGCGGGCGGGAGTTCGACAAGTCGACGCTCCAGAAGATGCTCACGAACGTGACCTACCTCGGCAAGGTCACGTACAAGGGCGACGTATTCGACGGCGAGCACGAGGCCATCGTTGATGAGGAACTCTTCGGGCAGGTCCAGGGCCTGCTTCGCCGCAACCGCAACTCGGGCGGGCGATACGTCCGCAACAAGTACGGGGCGCTGCTGAAGGGCCTGGTCCGCTGCAGACACTGCGGCTGCGCCATGAGCCACCACTTCGCCACGCGGGGCGACCGGCGATACCGCTACTACGTCTGCATCCACGCCCAGAAGAACGGCTGGAGCGAATGCCCGGCCCCGTCGCTGCCGGCCAAGGAACTGGAAGACTTCGTCGTCGAGCAGATCAAGTCGCTGGGCAAGGACCCGGCGGTGCTGGAGGATGCGCTGCGGGCGACGCAGGCCAACCTTCAGGCGGAGGTCGATGGCCTGGAGGCCCGGCGGAAGGAGGTCGAAGCCCGGATTCGCCAGTTCGGCCGGGAGGTCGGCAAGCTGGCCCCACGGGCAGGATTCGACGAAGCCGCTACGCGCGAGCTTGGGCACCTTCAGGCGCGGATGCAGGATGAGCAGCTCGAGGTTGCCAAGCTCAACGAGCAGATCGTCAGGCTCCGCAAGCGGATGCTGGACTCGGACGAGCTGACCGGGGCCATCGAGGCCTTCGACCCGCTGTGGGACTGCCTCTCGCCGACGCACAAGGCCCGCCTGATTCACCTGCTGGTGGACAGGATCGAGTACGACGGCGACGCCGAGGCCATCGCCGTGACGTTCCACCCCACGGGCATCCGTTCGTTGACCGACCAGCCCCAGGAGGATGAAGCATGCCAGACGGCCTGACCGTCACGCGGAAGATTCACTTCTCGATGGCCAACAAGGGCAAGCGGCAGATCAAGCCCGGCCCGGCCCCGGTGCGCGACACGCCCGCCGGGCGCGTGCCCCGGGTGTCCCGCCTGATGGCCTTGGCGATCAAGTTCGACAACCTGCTGGCCACGGGCGGTGTCCGCGACCAGGCGGAACTGGCCGAGCTTGGCCACGTCACCCGCGCCCGCGTCACGCAGATTATGAACCTGCTGCATCTGGCCCCGGACATCCAGGACGAACTCCTGCACCTTCCCCGCGTCACGTCAGGTGATGACCCTGTCTTCGAGCGGCAGCTCCGACCGATCGCCGGGTTGGTGAACTGGGCCACCCAGCGACGGGCGTGGCGACGCCTTCGAAGCCCTTCGGCCATCTCGGCAGATTGAGTGCTTTTCGGGGATCGATTTGGCAGAAACGACTCTCCTGCCTCTCATCATAACGGCTGTAATATAAGGCGGTTGCAACCAGTAGCGTTCTGGCACGCGAATTGCTAACCTTATTAGTTGGGCAAGGCCACGGAACGGCCTGCTTTTTCATTAACCTGGTTGCCGGCCGGGGGCCGGTATGGAGGCCCAAATGGCCAGCAACTTCAAGCCCAGTCGAATCTGTTCACCGCAGCTGCTCCAGCATGTCGATCCCAAGGTGCTTTTCCGCTTCCTGAAGAAGTACTCCGATTTCTTCACGCGCGAACGGGTCATGCCGGCGTCCCCGAAGGATATCGATTACGACAAGCTGGCCCTGGTCTTCTCGGCACCCAACGAGCAGATGCCCGGCCATCTGATGGCCGACGTCTTCTACTGGGACGAGGTCGCCTCGATGGGTCAGATCGAGGACCTGGTTGAGATCGCCAACAAGCACAAGATCGACTTTGACGAGAAGGTGACCATCGAGGAGGCGGCCCTGCTACTGCGGATGGGCGCGCCCCAGGCCCTCGAGGATCAGCACTCCGTCTACCAGGCCCACGACCTGCTGCGGAAGAAGAAGCGATTCCTGTCCTACTTCGCCTTGGTAGCCAAGCTTCCCGCCTGGAAGAAGCCGACCCGGAAGGCCTTGGAAGCATTCGCGGCCGACATGGACATGTGGTATGACGGCCAGAAGAAAGGGCGCGGAACCCGAATCTCGGTGGTCGAGAAGCCCGACGCGGCCTGGTTCATTGTGCGCCACGGCGGCACGTTCAAGCGGGAGAACGCCGTCGATAACGGCACGCCGACGATGGTTTTCTACCGCCCCGAGGCCTACGACCTGCTGATCTATTATCACGGCCAGGGAGAGCTGGCCATCTACAACGACGGAAACAACGTCAAGGAGCGCCGGGCCTACTGCATTTACCTGGGCAAGAACCTTTTCGGCGACCCGGATTTCTTCCAGCATGACGACGCCAACAAGTACTCGCTGGAGCCGTTGCGCACCAAGGGGCGGGCTTCGATGGACTGCAGCGATGTGCCCGGCCTTGACGCGGCCCGCTTGACGTACCTTCGCTACCAGTTCAACGGCAAGAACAAACACTGCGTGATGCACCGGGCGGAGGACGTCTTCACCGGCTTGGAGGACCTTGGCGACCAGATACCCGAGGAGGCGCAGCTCGTTTGCATGGGGGTGAAGCTGACCCCCAAGGGCGGTTTGGGCGGGAGAGAGCGGAACGTCAAGCTCTACGCGCCGAACGTGTCGGTCTATGACCACGAGTCCGACGCCGAGATCGCCCATCAATTCCTTGTGAGCCAAGGTTTCATCATCGACCGCAACGGGACTGGCCACTCGTGATTCCGCTGGACGGGTTTTGGGGCTTCATCTCCTACCGGCCCGGCCTGTCAGCCACTGAAGCAGAGTGGACGGCATGCCTCGGAGTCGATGGCTGGCGGTCCCTTCGAAAGCAGATTCTGGTTGGGGATGGCGTCTCGCCCACCTGTGTCAGGCCTACGGACGGCAGGACGCTGCGGATCGTTCCGATGTCAGGGGGCACCTACGGACTGGTTTGTCCTGCCACAGGCAACCTCGAGGCTTCCGGGTTGCCAGAAGCCGACGTGACAGGTTACCGCCTGGATGCCAACTCGCTTCGCGCGATGGTAGCCAATGCGCTGGGCATTACGCCCGATCCCCAACCGGTGCGTGAGGTTCCTCGGGCGTTTCCGGTCGGCAACTGGGAACCGGCAACGGGGGCCGGCATCCCCGCCTTCATGATCCTCCCTCCAACGACAAGTCTGTTGACGAACGAGATCAACAGGCTCCTGCTCGAACACAGCAGAGGATTCGTTCTGCTAGTGCCCAGGCCGCCCAAGCTGAGTGCCACGCTTCGCGCCCACATCGAGCGCCAACAGGCGTGCATCATTCCGCTGTGCGAGGTCGTGGCGTGCGACGCCCTGGGGCGGTTCTCGGCCTCGTCCGCCTGGCAAACATACCGTGATGCCTACTGTCAGCGCCACCTCGCTGATCGTATGGTTCCGGCCTTGCCCGCTTACCAGTTCGCGAGAAAGAGCATGTGGGCGATTCGTTTTGCCGGGACGGAGACATTCCTTGAAGGCGACCTGAAGGGCGCGGCGTTCATCCACCACTTGATCAGGCACCAGGGCCAGCGAATACACGTCGTCCGCTTGATGGCTGACGTTGCAGGTGCTGAACGCGCCAAAGTCATCGCCGCCGCCGAAGGGCTCGCCACTGATTCGGCAACGGCCGATGACGCCGCCGACGAACGCACCATCAAGGAGTGCCAAGCCCGCTACGATGCGCTGGTCGCCGAACGCGAACACGCTGATGAGGGGCGTCTGTCCAAGATTGAGACCGAGATCGCAGAGATTGCCGCCTATTTATCTTCCACGCTGGGCCTGGGCAAGAAATCCCGCAAGCTGGGCGATGAAGTGGCGGCGGCCCGTCGCAGGATCGCCAGGGTCGTTAACATCGCCTACGACAAGATCGAGAAGAGCGATCCAGAGTTGGCCATTCATCTCCGCAATTCCATCAGGACGCACACCGAGATGGTGTACGAGCCAGATCGCGAGGTTGACTGGGTTCTGACGTAGAGAAAAACCTGAAGTCACGCCAAACGTGACTTTGTCACGCCGCATGTGACGCCCCGCCGGTGAAGAGCGAAAGCCGGCGAGGCAGAGTCACATGAAGGCCCGCTGAAGCGCTACCGCCGGCGTTCTTCAGCGGGCCTTTTTCGTGCCCTTGGGCACGGGAAAGGCGTGGCGATGACTCGCACGACCTCTGACCGGCGGGCGGCCGATTGTGGCCGCGAAACCCTCCCCTCTCACCCCCAGCAGGCCAGCAAGCTCCAAACGGAGCAGTTGATCGACGACTACGTCCTGGCGCGGATCGATTTCCGCGTCAGGCAACTGGCCGGCAAGTTCAACCTGGACGAGAACCGCCAGGACGACTGCCGGCAGGACATGGTCGTCGACCTGCTCAATGCGGCCGAGCGGTTTGATCCGGCCAAAGCGAAGTGGCACACGTTTGCCTGCCGGGTGCTGGACATCGCCGTCATGCGGTTTACCCAGTTGGAGTGCCGGCGACGCCAGCGCGAAGGCGGCCGGCCGATGGGCTTCAGCCGGGCACCGGACGGCTGCCCCTCGGCCGTCAACAACCCGGCCCACGAGGGCCACGACGACATCGCCGAACTGGAACTCCGGCTCGACGTGTCGCAGGTGATGGAGCGGATGCCCCAGCGGCTGCGGGACGCCGCCGAGGCCCTGAAGTTCCTTTCTCCGCCCGAGGCCGCCGAGGCCCTGGGCATCCACCGCAACTCGATCTACCGCCTGATCGCCGAAATCCGCGCCTACTTCGAGCAGGCCGGCCTCGGCTTGGAAATCAGCGCGGCAGATTCGGCCTGTCTGCGGATGTAGAGGGCAAATCGACCTTCTACACGAGGTGAATCATGGATGACATCTGCATCGATCTGAGCGTTCTGGGCGTCGAGCCAGCCGACGAGTACCACGCCAAGGCGGCTGAGTACCTCAGCAGCCATCCGCTGATCGACTTCATGATTTGCCCCTGGCTGTACCGCAAGAAGCAGTTGGGACTGATCGAGGACGTGGACACCCCGGCCCTGCTGGTGGGTCGGGGTGTCCACTGCCGCGTCCTCGAGGGGCGCGACGCCTACGAGGCGCAGTTCGCCCTGGGCGGGCCCATCAACAAGACCACCGGCAGGCCCTACGGCAAGGACACCAACGCCTTCCGCGACTGGTGCAAGGCGCAGGGCAAGCCGGGCATTCACCACGACGACCTGGCGCTGATCGAGAACATGGCTTCGGGCGTCGCCATGAATGATGAGGCCGTGGACCTGCTGCTCTACGGCAGGTCCGAGGGCGTGGTCCGGGCAGAGTACTGCGGCACGTCGTGCCAGATTCGCATCGACTGGACGCACCCGCACCGGGGCATCGTCGACCTCAAGAGCACCGCCGACCTGACCTGGTTCGAGAACGAGGCCAGGCGGCGGCGCTACGCCAACCAGGTCGCCTTCTACCAGGCCGTTCTTGGCCAGGCGATCGGCGAACTCGTCCCCTCCTACATCATCGCCATCGAGAAGGTCGAGCCGTTCCGCTGCGGCACCTGGCGGCTCAGCGACAACACGCTGGCCATCGCGCGGCAGGAGAACGAGGCGGCCATTCGGCGGCTTCGTCACGCCTGGGAGGCAGACGAGTTCCCCACCGGCTACGAGGGCATTCGCATGCTGGACATCTCGTAGCACATCCCGCGCCCGGGCGTGTGCGGCGTGCCGTGCGGCAGGGATGCCATCACGGAGGAACACGGCCGACTCCCACCACCGCCCGGGCGCTTCTCGGCAGGGCCGGGCTGATCGGGGCTCATAACCCCGATGACGCGGGTTCGACTCCCGCACCTGCCAGTCGCTGGCCAGCGAATCGGAAACGTCAACAGACAACCCAAACCACCAGGAGCAATGACATGCACCGACATTTTCGCAGATGCGATCCGCCGACCTCGGCGATGGCCGGGCGGCACGTAAGGGCCTGCGGCTGCGCCCAGCGGCATCGCGACCTGTGCCTCCGCGCCGTCAGACGCCAGCCGGGCCTGACCGCCCGCGAGATCGAGGCTCGGATCGGTATCAAGGCCCATAAACGGCTGCCGGAGTTGCGGGCCGACGGCCTCATCCACAACGGCTCGATCCGCACCTGCCGCGTGAGCGGGCGGATGGCCATGACCTGGCAACCGGACAACTTCATCCAGGAAGCCTCGAACACGGGAGACCACGCATGACGATGATGCAACACATTCACACCGGCAGGCGTCACTCGCCTCCCCGACTGCTGATCTACGGAACCGAGGGGATCGGCAAGTCCTCCACGGCCTCGCAGGCACCGAATCCCATCTTCGTGCCGACCGAGGACGGCCTCGACCAGATCGACTGCGCCAGCTTCCCGCTGGCCGGCAAGCTGGCCGACGTAGAGTCGGCGCTCAAGTCGCTGATCAACGAGAAGCACGACTTCGAGACCGTGGTGATCGACTCGGTCGACTGGCTCGAACGCCTGGTCTGGGACGTGCTGTGCGAGCAGTACGGCGTATCGAGCATCGAGAAGGTCGACGGCGGCTACGCCAAGGGCTACACGCACGCCCTGACCCACTGGCGGAAGGTGCTGGCCGACCTGAACACCCTCCGCACCCAGCGCGGCATGTGCGTGATCCTGCTGGCGCACGCCAAGGTCGAGAAGTTCGAGGACCCCGAGGCCAGCGCCTACGACCGTTACTCGCCGCGCCTGCATAAGCACGTCACGGCGCTGATCACCGAGTGGGCGGATGCTGTGCTGTTCGCCACGCGGAAGATCATCACCAAGACCGAAGAGACCGGCTTCAACCGCGAGCGCACCATCGCGGCCGGGCTGGGCAAGGACGGCGGGGAACGCATCCTCCGCTGCGTCGGCAGCCCCGCCTGCGTCGCCAAGAACCGCTACGGCCTGCCGGCCGAACTGCCGCTGTCGTGGCCTGCCTTGATGCAGGCGATGGACACCAACCCCGCGCCCGCCAGGCCGAACCTGCGCCTGGTCGGCGGCGACCAGACCACCAACAGCAAGGAGAACTGAACATGGCAAACCTGAACGGATTCGACGCATCGCAAGTGGAACCGAGCGCTTCCTTCGACCCGATCCCCGCCGGCAAGTACCTCGCGGCCATCACCGAGTCGGAGATGAAAGCCACGAAAACCGGGGCGGGCAGCTATCTCCAGATGACCTTCACGGTCCTGGACGGCGAATACAAGAACCGCATGCTGTGGGCCCGGCTGAACCTCAACAACCCCAACGCCACGGCCGTCAAGATCGCCCGTAGTGAGCTGTCGGCCCTCTGCCGCGCCGTCGGCGTGCTCCAGCCTCGCGACTCGGTCGAGCTGCACAACATCCCGCTCCTGATCACGGTCAAGCTCAAGAAGCGCGAGGACACTGGCGAGCTGACCAACGAGATCAAGGGCTTCGAGCCCAAGGCATCCGCCGCCGGTCAGCCCCAGCAGGCCCCGGCCTCCGACACCACGCCGCCGTGGAAGCGATAGGAGGCCCGTCCATGATTCCCCGGAAATCAGACACGGATGTCGCCGCCGGCGAGCCGATCCCCGGCAGCAAG